TAGGCCATAGTATGGTGGAGATGTAACACACATCCTTGCCTTCTCATCAAACTCTTTGAGTGTATCTCTACAATCTCCAAATAGAATAGTGTCTCTCATTTGGTCTGCTCCGATACTATTGCTTTTAACTTACCATCCTTATCGACAGTAATGTTTATATCATGTTTAAAATCAGTATCATTCTCCATGATTCTAATGTCTATTGCACCTCCTTTACCATAGCGAAACATAATGAATCTACTATCCTTTACTTCCCACTTGTTAGGGTTCTTACAGTGTTTATACACAGGATTAGAATGTTTATCCTGATAACCTTTTATCCAGTTAATCATCTTGCTATCCATCCTTGAAACAATATGTATGCTCCAAATAATAACATTAGAAATGTAATTGGAAAGAATGGTATAACTGTAATTACATGGAGCACTTGTACTATTACAATACCATAGAAAATCCACATAATCCACATCCCAATCTTATTATGACGGGAACCTCTCTTGTATGGATGACAACCAATCGGTCCTCTGTCCCATCCATCGACCATGTATTCTTTTGTAGGAATTTCTTTACTCATCTTGTCACCACACTAATTGCTGCTTCACCCCTCTCAAATACAGTATCGACTACTGCCTGTACTCTACGTGCTGTACTAATACCGACCTTAGAATATACAGGAACACATACTAATCCATAGGTCTTATCTTTGCCACCCTTACGGATCACTCTGCCTATTGTTTGTGATATTCCGATATAATCCATAGATCTTAAGAATAAGACTGCCTCAAGTCCTTTTACGTTGATGCCTTCTGCTAGGATACTGTGATGCAAGACAACAAACTTCTTGTCCTCATCCTTACCCCATGCACTCAATGTTTCAAAGAACTCATCTCTACTGACTTTCTCACCATTGATGACAGCACCAGTCTTGGATGTAATATACATGCAATCATAACCTCTACCTTCCAATTCGTCAAGGAACTTAGGATATGAGATCAATCCTGTAATCTGTTTGGTAGATTTAGCACATACTAGGATCTTCTTAGTCTTATGGTCATCAATATTATTCATAATCTGATTACATTCTACATCAAATGTTATTTCATCCTTCTTTAATATGTCAGTCTTATATACTTTCACTTTTGGTGGTAGAATGTGTCCTTGCTCTACTAATGTAGGTGCTGGTACATTACAAATAACATTACCAAATATATCACTATCATTCATACCTGCCTTGAATGGTGTTCTACTGTGCTTAGGTGTGGCAGTGAAGAAATATGCTCTCTCAGAATACATTGAGTAATGTTCTACTGCTTCAATGAAGTTTCTTTGAACACTATTGTGTGCCTCATCAAAGTATATTGTATCTACAAATATATCCGACTCCATTAACTTATGAAGTGAATGGTATGTTGTGAAGATTAACTTATTACCAACATGCTCACCCACCCACTCTCTAATCAAATCAATCTTAGTTGTGCTGAAGTGTGATGTTTCACCACTATGCACGTGCATCACAGATACATTCTCAATCTCTTCCAAGAACTCAGATGATAGTTGCTCTGCTAATAGGATACGTGGAGCAACCACAACGACAGTCTTGGCAGTTAAACCATTAAAGTATGCTACAGCATCTCTAATAGCAACAAGAGTCTTACCACCGCCTGTAGGTACGATGATCTGCCCCTTAGGATGTCTTGCTAGTGCTTCCAGTGCTTTTTCCTGATGGGGACGTAACTGCATCAATGCTCTTTGTTTATATGAATATATTATAGCATAAAAAAGACCCCATGCAGGGGTCTTGTGGCAGTTTGCCTATTGGTTCCTTTAAAATATTATAGAGCCTGTCCTACAAACCCTACAGAGTTAGTTATAAAAATTAGAATTTTAACCAGTATGTTGTATCGCTCTCCAACCAACTGTATTTTGATAGAAATATACTGCATTTTGATCAGTATCATAAACCATTTCACCACCACCCATACCACTTAAAGCGTTCTTTTGAGCAGTAGTAACTCGTGGTAATTGGAAATATGCTGGTGATCCATTACAAACTACATTTCCACCTGATGTTATGGTAAGTTTTTCTGTAGAAGATGCACCATCATTATTTCCATTATAGAATATAATATTTCCAGAAGGTGCTCTAACTTGTAAATCACTATTGCTTGTTTTAATTTGTGATTTATAAGTTCCTTCTTGATCTAATTCTAGACATGCACCACCAACAGCTACTGATTTTATATGTAGTAATTCATCTGGAGTTGTCACACCCAACCCTAGTCTACCACCTGATGTGATACGCAACTTTTCATCTCTTGTATTTGATCCAGTACAGAAAGATATACCATCATAACCATTGATACTTAATCCATCTTTATGGAAATCAGGACCAGTATTCGCATGATCATATGCTAGTATTGATAAATTATATGAACTAGAATCTGCATTTATATAATCCTTTCTAAAGAAGATACCATTATCACCAGTACTACCAAATGCATCTACAAGAATACTTCCATCTCGAACTTCTAATTTGGTAGCTGGAATAGTAGTTCCTATACCAACGGAATATCCTGTTCCTACATTAACATTAGATGAAAAATAACCACCTACAGATATATTTGTGCTTATGGCAACAGTAGTTGCATTGATACTTAAATCACTTGGACTCGTAATAATAGGAGATCCAGAAGCACCAGTTAAATCTAATTGTTTTGTACCAAAACTCTTATTTGCCATTTTTATTGTTTTTAGATATTTATAATTGAGTTATAGAAACTCCAGAGATATTCACACCCTTTATAGAAGCTTGTGAATTATTAACATAAGGATTGAATAATACTCTACTATTATTACCCCTCAATCCATACATATAACTCCAATAATTAACAGAATTAATACCTACAGCATCTTCAGGTGTATAAGGAAGGGAACTTGCACCTCTACCACCCCAAAATTCTTCATTATCTACCATTACAGACCCTTCACTCATTAACCAATTTCTAACATCAATCCTATCCATCGATGGATCTGCCTGTAATTTTTGTGCAATGACACCTACTACTTGTGGTGTTGCCATGCTAGTTCCATTTAGAGGATGACAATAAAATCTATTTGCAGTTCTTGTAGGATCACTATCAGGTAATGATGTATCGAATATTGGTCTTCTAGGATCCCTATATGCCCCATATTGACCGGGTTGGTATGCCGCCCATATATTAGTTCCAGCAGCTAGTATATCGACTGCTGGACCTCTATTACTAGAAGGAGAAATTCTTTCCTGTCCAAAATTTCCACTGTTTCCTTGTCTTGGAATTCCTTCAGCATCGATTCCTTGTCGTGTACTATCAATATTACCTACTTTTATTGGAGCATCAGGTTGTCCAATACCAGTAATTGCAGGTGTACCAGGACGATTATAAAAATTATCATAATTACTAGTATAATTAAAAGTTGCTGAAATAATTTCATTACCTTCATAATCACCCTCACCACCATATTCTTGTGGTAAATCTTGCTTACCATTACGCATTCCACTATTACCTGCTGACATTACTAGAATAATATCCTTACAATCAGGATCTTCATATAATTCATCAATAGCTGCTTGTCCAGTATATCTTTTAGACGTAAATTCCTTCCAGTCTACATTTTGTCCATTTGCTTCATTAATCCAATAAATGGCAGGAGCAGCATTATTATCTGCTTCTATTTGAACTCTAGTATAAGAAGTGCCTCTAAAAGTTGCAGTATAAGGTAATTCACTACGACTATATACAAAAAATTGTCTGTGCCCCCAACTACAATTAACAATAGTAGGATTCTTTCTTCCTGTTACAGGATTTATTGGTTTATTTTTATGCCATACTTTAATGTAATCAAAACCATCAGAGGGTTCTGCCCATCCAGCATCTGATCTATCAACACATGCTATTGACCAAATATTTGCTTCAGGTGCCCATCCAAATACTTTACCAGCCGCAGTTGAAGCAACATGAGTACCATGTCCACTACCAATTGGAATATTTGTTGCTGAAAGTACATTTGCTCTAGTATAACTACTTAATGAACCTGATCCTGGTGCAGTTAGTCCTTGTGCTGCCCAATCAATACCAAAATCTGCAGCACCATCAAGTAATATATCTCGTACTCTTGTATATGGTTTCACCCATTCTGTACTCGCATCATATGTATTTCCTTCAGAATCTGCTGTTGATCTATATGCACTAATAGTGGTTATACCAGGAAGTAAAAATTCTGGATGATTCCATATAACTCCAGTATCCATAATAACAATATCAACGTGCTTTCCTGTTAATGAATATGCAATATCTTTGTCATTTATTACTTCATCAGTAAGAGATCCAGTGGGAGTACCAGGATAACCTCCTTTAAAAGGATTTTCTTTATAACTATGTCGAAGTAGTCCCCACTGTGTGAATGTTAGACCTACACCTGGATTTGTTGATCCTAAACCAACTGCATACTTACCAGCAAAATTAAAAACCCCTTGCGGTACATTATCATTAGCAGCTGGTGCATATTCACTCATACCATTCGTAGCTTTTCTCCAATGTGATACATGTTCTGTTTTACAATCAGTTGGAATTTGATCCATTCCAGAATAAATAGTTCCCCCAGTATAAAATTTAGTGCTATTAAAAGTATCTTGGAATCTAAATGCATCTGTAAGTCTATCAAACTCTTCATCATATTTTCTTTGTTCTAATGCAACTTCATTGTGCATAGAAGAGTATGTCACTAATCCAACTTTTGGATGATTTCTTAAAACATCTGCCTCATCTTCTGACATAGAGTAAACAGATCTTTTTGGAGAAAATGCTAGTTCCGATACAACACTTATTTGACGATTAGGAATATCATCAATATTATTTTCATAAATGATATAATCATGAATTTCTTTCCAATCCTTCGCATCGTTTACATAAACTGTAAATGCCTGTGGATCAGTTCTTGGTGTATCATTTATGACACGTACTACTCCAGTCGAACCAAATGATACTGCAGAATCAGTTATAGTATGCATTAAAGAATAGCCCCTCTTACGAATCTATATGTAGTTAGTCCACTAATACCTGTTTCTGGAGTTATCCATATCTCGCAGGTAGTTCCACCTGTGATTGTTGCTGCTACAGAAACAATACTATTAGATTCAAACATTGTTGCATATTCTTGAGAGTATGCAGTAGTTCCATTCTGCATCACAAGAAGTTTTTGTGCCTGAATATCAATTCCTCTTTCGAAGTGAAGAGTATATTCTGCAGTTCTGTAATCTGTTGCAGAAATTGCAAATGTATCAACTGTTTGTGCTACTCCAGCGATTGCAGTAAATGTTCCTAATCCAGTCTGAATACCATATCTTTCTACTTGGAAAGTTGATTGTGGATTTGTTGTTCCTACACCAACACTTGAAGTTGTATTAATTCCAGCATCAGTGCTTTCCCATACTCCAGAAGCACCACCGCCACCACCAGATGCAGTAACAGTGACAACACCAGCAGAAACAGGAGTTACTGATAGATTAGTAGAGAAATTAATCGTACCTGCAGTTCCAACTGCTGAGCCACTATCTTGTACAATAACACCAGAACCAGAACCAATTACACTGGTCAATCCAGAACCATCACCAACAAATGCAGTAGCAGTAACAACTCCACTGGTATTGACTGATGCATCATTAGTTAATGCTGTAGCAGGACCATCGAATTTAGTAGCACTTAAAGTTCCATTCGAAGAATTAAAACTTAAACTTGTATTTGTCTTTGGTGCTAAATTACCTGATGGTGCTGTAGCAAATACTGGGAAACAAGTAGTATCACTAGATTCATTTCCTAATGTTATTTCTGAGGAAGCACCTGTCACATCTCCTGTTATATTACCAACAAAAGAAGATGCTGTTACAACACCAGTATAATTAGCAGAAGTTGCAGATATTTTTTGTGTGTTTAATGTATTTGTAGCAACAGTAAATGATAAATCTCCGTCAGTGGCAGCACTAACCATATCACCTGAGGTTAAGCTGGTTAGAACAACTCTTTGAGTTCCTGATGCTGCAGCAAGAGCAGAACCAGTATTTGTTAATCCACTACCATCACCATAGAAATATGCAGCAGTAACAATACCAGCATTTAATACTGAGGTATTAGAAGTTTTTGCTGCACCAACAGTGTCTGTTGTTCCAATTCCAACACTTCCTAAGAATGTTGAAATACCTGATGCTGAATAAACATAACCTGTTAAATTTCCAGTTGCATTTCCAGTTATATCACCAGTTACATTTCCAACTAAATTACCATAGAAATTACTAGCACCTACCGAAGTGCCTCCAGTAATAACACCAACAGTCGAAATACCTGTTACATAAAGATTTGTAGAAGTAACAATACCTGCATCTACAGTTGTTGCAGTAACAATACCAGATGCTTCTATCCCTGAACCAGTAATTGTTGTAATAACTAATCCTGATTCAAGATTAATTGAGGCAAATGTACTAATACCAGTTGCATTTAATTCTTGTACCTCTAAATCACTTACTGAAGTAACACCTAAGGTAGAAACACCAGCAACAACTAATCCACGGAATTGTCCATTTATTCCTTGTGTACCAATACCAGTCAGTGAAGAACCATCACCTACAAAAGCAGAAGCAGTTACAATACCTGTATAAGTTGCCTGTCCATTTGACTCTATCGTAACACCTGTACCAATCTTTATATCATTATGGAATGATGATATACCAGCAACAGTTAATGATTGTGCCTGTACATTAAGACCTTGAGTACCAATACCAGTTAAGTTTGCACCAGAACCAATGAATGAAGTAGCAGTTACGACACCAGTAAATTTACCATCACCACTAACAGTCAAGGCTGATGAGGCAGTTGTAGTTCCAATACCTAAATTAGTGTTTGTACTAATTCCAGTATCATTAGATATAAACAATCCTGTTCCAACATTGAATGATATCCATTTGGATGATCCTGCGTTCCATACTAATGAATCTTTATCACTAGGAGAAGGAACTTGAACATCAATTAGGTCATCAAGTGATACTGCACCAGTAGTAGAACCAGTTGCAAGACCAACCCATCCTGATACAGGATCTTTATACATTTCCAACCTCTTGTTAAGAGGGTTGAATATAATCGCACCACTAGCAATTCCAGCATTTGTTAGTGCAGCTCTTTGTGCTGTATTAACATATGGTGGAACATAAGCACTATATCCAGTATGATTATTTGTTAATGTAGCAATTCCACAGAAGGTTGTTGTACCAATACCAACTTCTAATCTTGAATTAGTTCTATTATAAACTAATGCACCACCAGGAACTCCATCTGGAGTAACCTTTTTAGCATAAATCGTACCATATCCAACTATTTTTCCAGTCCATAAATTAGCAATTATTTCAAGTTCATTACTTGTTACTGAAGGTGGAATGAAATAACTATTATTTGTAGTAGTTGCAGCACCAACATCAAGAACAGATCTAGCAAAATAAGTATTAATTCCAACTTCTATTAAGTTTTGATATTTGTTATAATCATTAGGAAGAACTCCTAAGTTAGTAGATCCAAATCCGACTGTTGCAACACCAGCATTAGGGACAAATAATGCTTGATTACCAATTACACTAAATCCACTTGGTGAATTTACTTGGAAATTACCATAATAAAGATTAGGAACTAAATCTGAATATCCACTAGGTATAGTTCTTGGATCACTTAATAAACTTCCATCAATGGATGTTGATAAACCACCTTTACCTTTTGAAATAACTCCATCATGTGCCAATAAATCACCAAATATCTCAACTTTAAAATCATTATCACCACCAAGAAATCCAGTATCACTATTAGTTCCAAATCCTACGGTTCCACTAGCAAATAAATCCCCAGATATTGTTGAAGAACCACCTACTTGTGTATCACGTGAAATTATTAAGTTATTAAATGTAGAAATACCACTATTAATATTAAATTGTTGAGATTGTGGGAATGGTATAGAACTACCATCACCAAAAGTAATTTGATTGCCACCAACTCCTGCAGTAATGACACCTACAACTTCTAAATTTTCAGTTATGTAAGCATTACCACCAACTTCTAAATTACGTGATAAAGATGCTCCAGGGCGATTAACACCTATCTTACCATCATAAGTTGTTTCAAATCTCGTATTATCATCGTGTACAACTTTAAATGATTCTGTTGTTCCAGTTCCACTACCAGCATGTAAGTCAACTTCTACTCCACCTAAATCATAGTTTTTAAGTTTTAGAGTACCAGAATTAAATTGTAGAGCACCACTACTATTACCTAAACCAACAGAGTGTCCAACACTCACACTTGAAGTGTTACTAGATGTTATTACTTCTAATAATGTATTAGTAGATTTATTAATTTGTAAATCTGCTGTTGAAATACTTGTTCCTATACCAACTTTTCCTGTGCTCAGTACACTAAATGCATAATTATCAACTTCAAGACTAGTGAATGTAGCTGCAGCACCAACTATGTTCCCTACAGTAATATGAGGTATTCCTGACAATCCAAAAGCAGTCGCTGATGCTGTGGCAGTTGATGCTGTTCCTGTTAGTGCACCAAAAAATGTTGTTGCAGTAGCAACTCCTACAATATATGCATCTTCAGTAACCCATAAATCTGTTGTGCTTGTAATACCCGTTACAGTTATTCCAAGTCCACTCGTTTCGAATTTTTTACTATTATCCCAATATGCTTCAACAGCTCCATTCTCATTAACTACAAGATAACTTTCTCCAGCAGTTGATTTTAATTCAATAGATGAACTACCACTTATCTTTAAATCTCCTGTTCCACCTTCAGATATGTAACTATGGCTGCCATCATGATATATTTGTAGATCGGTGCCACCTGTTCCAACAGTAAGTTTTACATTATCAGTAAGATTTAATGATTTTTCACTTCTATCCCATGAAACATTACCACCTGTACCATAAAGTGTTACATCTTCAAAATATGAAGTAACTCCAGAGACATATAGATTTCCTGTTGTTACGAATCCAGTTGTTTCAAATCCTCCAGTTGTGACAATTCCACT